GGAAAAGATGGAAAACACATCACACAATTCCTGATTGATTTGGGGATAAGTTGGGAAGGACACCACGCTTTATTAAAAAGAAATAAGAAATATTATGAAGCGTTTAATGAGTATCAAAAATTATGTGAACAATGGTGGTTCAATAAGGCACATGAATCAATGACTGAAAATGAAGGTGCTGGGTTTAATACCAAGTTATGGCAGGTGATAATGACAAACAAGTTCAAACAGAATTGGAAATCAGAAAGACACATTGATGTAACCACACAAGGTGAAAAGTTGGAACCATCAAAAAGTCCAATACAGATTGAAATCATAAGAAAAGAAATGGGAAAAGATAATGATACTAACGGGTGATTGTTTTGAGGTAATAAAGACATTGGAAGACAATAGTGTAGATTTGGTAATCACATCACCACCTTACGCAGATATTGTTAATTATGGAAAGAATATATCCATTAAGAAACCAAAAGATTATTGTGATTGGATATTACCCCTATTCAATGAAATACACAGAGTTCTTAAACCAAGTGGTAGTTTCATATTAAACATAAATGATAATTGTTCCAATGGGTTAAGAAACCCCTTTATCTATGAATTGATATACCGCAGTCAGAAGGAAACAAACTTAAAGTTTTATGATACCTACATCTGGCATAAGAAAAATGGAATACCAAATGGTTCAAAGAAAAGGTTTAGAAACAATACGGAGTTTATATTCCATTTTGTTAAGAACCAAAAGGAGTTAAAGTTCCACATGGATAGAGTAATGGAAGATGGTGCTGAATCTTACAATGAAAGAAAGAAATATGCATGGAAAGTAGCCAATCACGGATTTACCGAAGATGGTATTAGATTAGATAAAAAGTTTATTGATGGTAGTAATTTACCCGATAAAGTTAGACCTGATAATGTATTCAGGTTTCCAACAGCAGGATTAGCAAGGGATAATACCATTAGACACCCCGCTCCATATCACAAAGAATTACCAACATATTTCATCAACTTACTAACAGATGAAGGTGATACAGTATTGGATGTATTCAGTGGGATAGGAACCACAGGATTGGGTTGTAATGATAGAAATTACATTGGTATTGAATTGAATGAGAAGTATGCGGAGTTCAGTAAGAAAAGATTAAATGGTGAACAATTGGAACAACAAGTAATTAACCAATATGATTTGGAAGATAACTTTATCCGTAGTTGGAAAACAATAACTGAAATAGAAAACACATTGGGGTTTGATAGTCATAACCATATTGAAGATTGTATCCGTAAAGGAAACAAAACAAGTTATGGATTCCAATGGAAATTAGAAGAAAAAGAAACATAATTTTTTAGATTGATAAAAAAGTATTATCTTTGTTGTATGGAAACGATTATATATAAATCTTGTAGTAAATGTGGTGTTGATAAATCTTTGAATGATTTTTATCAAAACTTAACAGCGAAGAGTGGGTATAATTCAGTTTGTAAAGTTTGTTATAGAGAACGCTCAAAAGAAAGGTCAAAAAAAATATATCAAAATGAAATTAGTATAGCGAAAATATTTGTTAAAAATAAAATTTGTAATACTTGTCATATTAAAAAAGACATTTCTTTCTTTTCAAAGAAAAAAGAAAATAAAGATGGGTATAGAAATGATTGTAAATTATGTCGTAAAATTTACGAAGATAATTGGAAAAAAGAAAACCCATCAAATCTTATAGTAAACGCAAAAAAATATAGAGATAAACCTGAAGTAAAAGAAATTATTAAAAAATACCGTAGAGAATATATGCAAATTAAAACTAATACAAATCTTTTATTCAAATTAAAAAGTAGGGTTAGTTGTCGTATTCGTGAAGCCTGTAGAAAAAATGGTTTTACAAAAAGAAGTAGAACAAGTGAATATATTGGATGTGATTGGGAAACATTTAAAAATCATATTGAAAATAATTTTCAAGAAGGAATGTCTTGGGATAACTATGGAGTTAATGGTTGGCATTTAGACCATCACATACCAATTTCATTTGCTAAAACTGAAGAAGATATATTTCGTTTAAATCATTATACTAATTTAAAACCTTTATGGTGGGAAGACAATTTAAAAAAGTCCGATAAAATATCTGAAGAATGGGGAAATGAAATTTCAAGTAACTGAAGTATGGGAACATATCAACAATGCTGTTGAAGAACAAAAGAGATATATCTTTTTAAGGGGTAGTTCTCGTTCTTCTAAAACAATATCAGCAATACAATACATCATCTTGGAAGCAATCAAAAACCCCAAGACAAGTATAACCATAGCCCGTGCAACGCAAGTATCTTTAAGACATACCATATTACCTGATTTCAAGTTTGTAATGGAATCTATTGGACAATGGGATGAAGGGGTATTCCAAAAACAAGAATTTGTATACACATTTCCAAATGGTTCGGTAGTTAGATTTATTGGACTTGATGATTCAACTGGTAAGTTAAAAGGATTTAAATCTGACATTATCTTAATTGATGAGGTAAACACCATTGATAGAAACGCCTTTATCCAAATGGATATTCGTTGTTCCAAGTATATTATGGCTTTATACAACCCTGAAATACCGATTGACTGGTGGGGATTAGAATATGAAGGAAAAGATAATGGGGTAATGTTACACTCCACTTGGAGAATGAATAGTTTCTTGGACAAAAGAACAATTCAAGCCATCAAGGAACTTATAGACATTGACCCTGATATGGCAAAGATATATTCAGAAGGTCTTATTGTTGAACCAAGAGAAAAGATATTCACACAACCAGAATTGTATGATGAACTACCAAGACATATCAAGGACAAGTATTATTCAATAGATTTCGGGTTTAGTAATGATGAGTGTGCTGTAGTGGAAATAAATGTGGATGGTAGGAATTTATATGTTAAACAACTGATATATCAACTTGGACTAACCAATGAAGATTTAGCCTATAAACTCAAAGAGTTAGGAATAGACAGAAATGTAAATGTGGTAGCAGATTCAGCAGAGCCAAAGTCCATTGAAGAACTTAAAAGATTGGGGATAAATGTTAGACCTGTAAACAAAACCAGTATCTTATATGGAATACAAAAGATGAAACAATTCAAGATATACTTACATAATGAGAGTGTGGATTTAATCAGTGAGTTTACTAACTTTAAATTTAAGAAAGACCGCACTGGTGCAATAACAAATAACACCATAGGTAAAGACCACTTAATTGATGCCTTGAAATATGGTATAGTCCAATTTTTAGACAGACCTAAAACTAAAATAACAATAATATAATGATACAAATAGAAGTAGAAGATAAGGTAGTGGAGGTAAATCCATATCTTACAATCGGTCAATACCAAAACCTAAAAAGAAATATGGATTCATATAAGGATGACCCAACAGCGTTGTTATCCCTATACACCAATATTCCTGTTAGACAATTAAAGAATTTACCATTAGAACAAGTCAAATTTGTTCAGGAGTATATTACCACACAATTCACAGATAAGTCCATCAGTGATGAATTACATAATGTTTTTACCCATAATGGTGTTGAATATGGATTGGAGAATAACTGGCAGAAACTTGCTTGGGGAGCATGGGTAGATTTGGAGGTATTCTCATCAGATGATATTGAAGAAAACATTCACCTACTTATGTCGGTATTGTATCGTCCAATCAAAGAAAGAAAAAAGAACAAGTATGTATTGGAACCTTATGATGCTGATACGATTGAAGAAAGGGCAAATGAGTTCCTTACCCTACCTGTGAATTACTGGTTTGGTGTGAGCGTTTTTTTTTTCATAACCGTCAATCTGTATATGAAAGATATAGAGAGTTCTTTGACTATGAAGAACAGATTAAACCAGATGATAGTGAAGGGGTGGAAGATACTACCAAAATGGGTAAAAAGGAAACTGCCGTTAGATTCTATTTTAACCTTACCCACCAACTTGCAGGGGAAGACATTACCAAATTTCAGCAGATAGATAACCAACCACTATATTTATGTCTGAATATCTGTTCCATGTTAAAAGAAAGATATTTGAAACAAAAAGAAGAATTAAGAAAATTAGAAAAACAATATAAGTAATGGAAGAATATGTATCATATAATAAGTTAATTAGATTGTTTGAAGAATACCAAGTATCACAAGAAGGGGTTGGATTAAACTCATTTGGACATGGAAACATTGTAATGTTTGGTATGACAGAATCGGGTATGACACCAACATATCCTTTTATGTTTGTAACACCAAAACTGGTGACTTATGATGAGAACATTGTAACCTATTCTTTTGATGTTATATTTGCTGATAAGATAAATGATGATATGTCCAATGAGATAGATGTAATTTCAGATATGGACATACAGAGCAGAAGGTTTATGTCCTACATAAAAAGGGGAATGAACCAAACACCAGCATTGTTTGATTTTATGGATTTCAACTTTACACAAAATGGTGTTCCGTTCATTGAAAGATTTAATGATTATTGTGGTGGGGTTTCATTGAATATGGATATAATTGTATTCAATGATATAAATGCTTGTGATTATTATGCTCCCGTATCACCAACACCAAGTCCAACACCAACAAACACGCCAACACCATCTGTTACGGTTACACCAACAATTACACCAACCAATACGGTTACTCCTACCCCGACAAGTAGTTTAACACCAACACCCACAATTACACCTACTGACCCTCGTGATTGTAGAACATATACTATAACAGGGACTTTTGGTTTTGGAACCATTTTTAATTGGACTAATTGTGATGGTTCATCAAGTGCTACAACATTATTTTTTAGCAGTGAAAACATTTGCGCTAAATCAGGAAGTGTTGTAATAACATTTGGAACTGGAAACATTACAGATATTGGAACTTGTCCTTTACCAACTCCAACACCTACGGTTACATCCACCGTTACACCAAGTATTACACCAACAATAACTCAAACAAGTAGTTTAACACCTACACCGACATTAACACCAACAAAAACTTTAACACCAACTCCATCACCAACACCAATAGTTAAATTATATGCAATACAAAATACAAAAGGGGAACAATATCCAACTGGTAATGCAACATTCCAAAGGACCAGTCCTGGTGGTGCGGTGTCAAATATAACTTGTAATACCACAACAGCAGGATTAAGAATAATTATTGCTTTGGCGGGTAGTGTTTCAATCGTATCACAAAGTTGTGCTGATTGTGCTCAAATTATTGATTTAGGTGTTTATAGTCCAACAACATGTGTAACAAAAACACTTAAAAATTTAACAACAGTAAATAAACAATGGTTTTATACCAATTGTTCAGGATTGGGTGATAGTAAAACTGTAACAAGTTTATCAACAACAACCTTATCATGGAGAGGAACTTGGGATGCACCTTATGGGATGTATATGGTTCCATAACAAATGAAAACAAATACACAATATTTATAGAAAATGGAAGAATATGTATCATATCACAAAATAATCCAACTATTTGAGGACTACCAAATATCCCAACAAGGAATTGGTTTAAACTCATTTGGACATGGTAATGTTGTTATGTTTGGAATGACCGAATCAGGTATGACCCCTACCTATCCATTTATGTTTGTAACACCATCAAACATATCATACGATGAAAACATTGTAACTTATACCTTACAGATAATCTTTGCGGACAGAATCAATGATGATATGTCTAATGAGATTGATGTTGTAAGTGATATGGATATTCAAGCAAGAAGGTTTATGTCTTATATCCGTAGGGGTATGAACCAAGACCCACCATTGTGGAACTATATGGATTGTAACTTACCATTAACAGGATTACCATTCCTTGAAAGATTTAATGATTATGTTGGGGGTATATCCATTGATATGGAGGTAATCATAAGAACCGATATTAACGCATGTGATTACTATGGATGATAAGTTGTTTTTAGAAATACCAAAGATTATCAAGGAAGCCTTACAAAAACAATTAAGGGTTCCAAGACAATCTAAAACCTATGATGGTAGAAAAAAACCAATATCGGGTAATTACACCTATCCAAAGACACCACCAATTGCATCAGGTAATTTAATAAATAACATTGATGTATTTTGGAAGGACAACCTTGAATCAGGAAAACCACAACTGGTTGTTGAGATGCCTGACTATTGGATATGGGTAGACCAAGGCAGAAGACCTGGTAGATATCCACCATTATCAGCAATTGATAGATGGAGCATTGTTAAACAAGGTTTATCAGGGGTAAGGGACCAGCAAGGTAGATTTATTCCAAGAAAGACCTTAAACTTTTTAAGAGCCCGTTCAATCGCAAAGTATGGTTATTACAAAACAGATTTTGTGAATAAAGCAATAAACAATGTTATTGACCAAATAACCGAAAAATTAGGTGATGCAGCAGGACAATACATATCTGACCTACTTGATGAATCACTAAAAGTATATTTCCAAGATACAGGAATTAACATTAAACTATAATGAGCATATCAATATTACACCAACCACCATCATTTCAACCTGTATTAACCAATGGGTTGTTTTATACCGTATCTGCTGATACGACAAATAAATACCAATTCAGATACAACTATGATGTCTATGTAAATGGAACATTGGAGTTCAGTGCCAAGGCAACACCAAACCCATTTGGATTGGGGGTTGCTGATGTATCAAGGGTATTAAAGACATATTGTCTAAACAATCCAATATCACTTTGGAATACAACAGAAATTTATACACATCAAACATTTCCGTTTAGCCGTCCATCTCAAAATGAGACAATAAATTACCAAGTATATTTTGGTTATGAATATTCATCAACCGAACTTGGTGTGGTAAGTGCATTCACTGGTAATGGATTGGTAGAAGGTAATCCTGGTGTATCAACACCACTGAAGAAAACATTTAAATCAACAATGGGTGTAAATGGTAGGGCAACACAACAGGACTTTGATATGGGTCCATTTGTATTGTCAGGAGCACCAACAAACACAGACCCAACAACATCAGGATTATTCTTAACCAATTCACCAAGAATTAGAAATATTCAAGATACAGAATATTATACACTTGGATTTACAAACTACTACTTGGATACAACAACCTTATCTGAACCTTATTATGTTCAATATACCTTTTATGATGACCAAGGCACAACCTTAACCGCTGTAACGATAGATAACATCACAACCAATGGTGGTGGTCCAAGAACAGGTTGCACTGATGTATATCAAGCATTACCTTTGATTATTCCATCAGGCAATACAAACTTTAACACACTTTATGTTGGAGCAGGACCTGCAAACCTACAAAATATCATACCAGCAAACACGGCACAATATACCGTTCAGTTGTTTGGTAAATTCACAGGTTCAACATCACCAATACAACCAACACCTACACCGACACCAACCCCGTCATCAACACCTGTAACCTGTCCTTGTATAACTTATGAGGTTACCAACAATTCATTGGAAGCACAGGGTATATTCACATTTAGAGATTGTAGTAATATACAACAACAATTAGTATTAAATCCATTTGAGACATTCTATGTTTGTGTATGTTCTACAACAAGTTGGAGTATTGAAGGTAATTTAGCAGTAACCTACGATTCACCTTGTGTAATTCCATCACCTACACCAACACCAACACCATCAGCGACCCCTTGTGCTTGTGGTGAATATGAAATAGACAATTCATCAGCAGTATCAGGAGCAACCATCAGTTATACTTTCTGTGATGGAACACCATATACATACAACTTAACACCATCAGAAAATGTGTTTATTTGTGGATGTGTTAGTTCATTTACGGCAACATCAGGTAGTTCATATACATCAATAACTTACGCAGGACCTTGTTAAAATAATAATACCATGTCAAACATTCCAAATCCAGTTCCAACAACCTATACATTAGGAAACTGCACAGGATATACACCTGTGTCTGAAATATTCACCTTTAACATTGAACCAATCTGTAATAGAAGTGGTAACCCACAACTACAACTAATGTGGTTAAACAGATATGGACACTACGACTACTATACCTTTACAGCATCCAAGTTGGAAGGTTTATCAATAGACAAACAAACATATAATAGCTGGGCTGTTGATTGGGGTTCAAATGACCCATCAAGATACCAATGGGCTCGTGGGTTAAATGATTTCCAAGTCAATATGAGTGAGACCCATGTAATCAATTCAGGTTTCTTAAATCAACCTGACTTTATGTTTTTACAAGAGTTATACACATCCAATGAGGTATATGAGATTACATCTGATGGGGGACTTACACCAATCAATGTTGTGAATACAGAATTTACAATCAAAAACAAAGGTAATAGAACAATTACAAACATTGAATTAACTTATGTGTATTCAAGTGATATCACACTAATAGGATTCTAAATCTAAATCATTTTTACTATATTTACAATATGAAAGATATAAAGA